TGCGGCTCGGGTTGTGTACGGGTCTGGGAATTTCGGGCCCCCACCCCCTAGGAGCGTCTCTCGCGGGCGTTCTGGGCAGTGGTGGGGTCCTGGGAACCCCTGTGGCGGTGTGGTGCGACTCAGCGGGTAACCGAATCGTGTCCAATCGTTCCCGCTGGTCAGGGCGTTGTTTCGTTACAATGGCCTAGTGAGGTGCGAACGGTGTGACGAGCGGATCGCCACAGCTGGCCGTGGTCGGATCCCGCGGTTCTGCTCGACCCGATGCCGGGTCGCAGCGCACCGTGAACGGCACCGGTTGCCGCGCGAGCTGACCGAGCGGGCCCGCTGGGTCCGGCACGCGGCGAAGCGCCCGATCACCACCAAGGGCAAGCCCGCGTCGTCAACGGACCCGGCCACCTGGTCGACGTACGAGGCAGCGACACGCTCGACGGCCGGTGATGGTCTCGGGTTCGTCCTCGGTGACGGGATCGCCTGCCTTGACCTGGACCACTGTCTCATCGATGGCCGGCCGACCCCGGCCGCACAGTCCATCCTCGACCGCGTCCCCGGCGCGTATGTCGAGGTTTCCCCATCCGGTGACGGGCTGCACGTGTGGGGCACAGCCCCCGAACAGCCTGGTCGTCGCCGGGCGGGCTTCGAGGTCTACAGCGTGGGCCGCTACATGACGGTGACCGGCACGGTGTACCGGCGTGGTGGCCTGGTTGATCTGACTGGATTCTTCTAGCCGCCTCCCGACACGGGAACGGCGGCAATCGTTCCCGGCACGGGAGGAGGTGCGTGATGGCCGGCCGTGGACCTGCCCCGAAGGACCCGAGCCGTCGCGCTCGGACGAACAAGGACCCGGTGCCGCTGCGTGTGATCGAAGCGACGCCGGCGGAGCAGCCGGAACTGCCGGACTTCAAGATCGAGGTCGACGGCGAGCTGGTGGATTTCGTGTGGCCGACCCGCACCCGCGAGTGGTGGCGGATGTGGCGTGAGTCGCCGCTGTCCGCGGAGTTCACCGAGACCGACTGGTCCGAGCTGCTCGATACGGCGCTGCTGCATGCGCGGTTCTGGCGAGGCGATCACAAGGTGGCGGCGGAGCTGCGGCTGCGGGTGGCGAAGTTCGGTGCGACGCCGGAGGATCGGGCCCGGCTTCGGATCACGTTCGCGCAGGCCGATGAGGCCGACGAGAAGCGCACCACGCCGAGCCGAGAGTCCGCCTCGTCGTCGCGGTACGCCGGGTTGCGGTTGGCGGACTGATGCCGTTCAAGCCCGCGTTCCCGGGCGAACGGCCCACGCTCGGGTGGATCGTGCTCGACTGGATCGCCGACAACCTGATCGTGCCCGATGGTGCATCGGACGGTGAGCCGTTGACGTTCACCCGTGAGCAGGCCGAGTTCGTCCTGCGCCTGTACGAGGTCGATCGGCGGTTCGAGGGGCCAGCGATTCATGGCCGGGCGATGCGGAACGCGCGCCTGATCCGTCGTGCCGTCCTGTCTCGGCCGAAGGGCTGGGGTAAGTCCCCGCTGGTCGCCGCGCTGTGTCTGGTCGAGGCGCTGGGTGATGTCGTGATGGACGGGTGGGACGCGAATGGGCGCCCGGTGGGCCGGCCGTGGGCGTCGCTCGGGTTCAAGCCGAAGGTGCAGATCGTCGCGGTCAGCGAGGATCAGACCGCGAACACGTGGGAGCCGTGTCTGGACATGGCCCGGCGTGGCCCGGTGGCCGACAACTACGACATCGACCCGATGGAGACGTTCATCGCGGTGCCGCGAGGCATCATCGAGCCGGTCACGTCGTCGGGCACCTCTCGTGAGGGGTTCCGGCCGGTGTTCTCAGCATTGGACCAGACCGAGTCGTGGACGCCGTCGAACGGTGGCACGAAACTGGCTTCCACGATCCGCCGGAACCTCGGCAAGGTGAACGGCTGTAGCGTGGAAACACCGAACGCGTTCGAGCCGGGCATGAACTCGGTGGCGGAGAAGAGCTTCGCAGCGTACGGGTTGCAGCAGGAAGGGCGCACGCGCCTCGACAAGGGGCTGCTGTTCGACCACCGGGAGGCGCCCGCCGAGACGGACCCGGCCGACGAGGACTCGCTGCGCGCTGGACTGGCGTACGCCTACGGCGACTCGGCCGACGTCCACGGCGGGTGGGTCAATCTCGACCGCCTGGTGGCCGAGTACTGGGACCCGGACACCGACCCACAGGAAGCGCGCCGCTACTACCTCAACCAGATCACGCACGCCTCGGATGCGTTCCTGTCTCAACCGGAGTGGGCCGGGTGCGCGGACGCGAGCAAGGTCGTGGCCGATCGGGATGTGGTCACGTTGGGTTTCGACGGCTCCCGTGGCCGGGCGAAGGGCAAGCCCGACGCGACCGCGCTGATCGGCTGTCGGGTCGAGGACGGGCACCTGTTCGAGATCGGCGTGTGGGAAGCACCCGACGGGCCCGGTCAGGAGAAGTGGACGCCACCGCTGCCGGAGATCGAGGCCGCGGTGGCGGATGCGTTCCGCCGCTACAAGGTCGTCGGCTTCTACGCGGACCCGTCGCGGGACTGGCGCTCGCACATCAACGCGTGGGAAGCCAAGTACGGCGGCAAGGTCAAGGTCAAGGTGACTGCGGCGCATCCGTTCGAGTGGTGGATGACCGGCGGCCGGAGTGGCTTGAATCAGCGGGCGATCGAGGATTTCGAGGGCGCCGTGCGGAACGGCGACCTGACGCATGACGGCAGTTTCAAGCTGACGCAGCACATGCTCAACGCCCGCCGCCGCATCCGGCACGCGAAGTTGGCGTTGGGCAAAGAGCACGACTACAGCCCGGCCAAGGTCGACGCGGCGGTGGCGGCGGTGCTGGCCTTCCAGGCGCGGCTCGACGCGGTCGCGAAGGGAGTCGGCAAGCGCACCACCACGGCTGTGAGGCGGATTCGGTAGAGGGGAGGCCGACATGATCGATGCGACTGAGCCGGGCTCCCCGGGCTGGTGGCTCGCCCGGCTCGCCGACGATCTGGCCGAGCAGCAAACGCGGGTGCGTGCGCTGCGCCAGTACATCGACGGCGATGCGCCGTTGCCGGAGGGTGCGGACGGCTGCCGCGAGGGCTACCGGAAGTTCCAGAAGCTCTCACGCACCAACTTCGCCGAGTTGGTGGTGGAAGCGGTGGCCGAGCGGATGATCCCGTCAGGGTTCCGCACCGGAGCCGAGGGGGACGAGCTCGGCGACGCTGAGGCGCGCAAGCTGTGGAATGCGAACAACCTCGACATCTTCGCCCACGATGTCCACGCCGACATGATCGGTGTGGGCAGCGGGTACGTGATCGTTGGCCCGCCAGAGGACGGGATTCCGGTGATCACCCGTGAGGACCCGGAGTCCATCGTCACCGCGCACGACCCGAAGCGTCCGCAGAAGATCATCGCGGCGTTGAAGGTGTTCCGCGACGACGTGTCCGGTCGGGACCTGGCGTACCTGTACCTGCCGGGGGAGGTGTGGGTCGCCGCCGGGGACGTCCCGGACGCGGCTGTCGGCCCCTCGGTGGACGTGTCCGCGTGGAGCTGGGACACCGAACTCAGCGGGCCACTGGGCGAGGGGTTCGAGGACGTGATGCCCGTGGTGGAGTTCCGCAACCGCCGCGGCAGAGGCGAGTTCGAGACCCACACCGACATCCTCGACCGCATCAACTACGTGATCTTGCAGCGCCTGGTCATCACGGCCATGCAGGCCTACCGGCAGCGCGCCATCAAGGGAGACCTGCCCGAGACTGACGAAGACGGCAACACCATCGACTACGCGGCGATCTTCCGGCCCGGGCCGGGCGCGTTGTGGCAGCTCCCCGACGGCGTGGACCTGTGGGAGTCCGCGCCCACCGACCTGTCGCCGCTGCTGAACGCCGCCAAGGACGACATCCGGGACCTCGGCGCGGTCACCCGCACGCCGATGTCGATGCTGCTGCCCGATGGGCAGAACCAGACAGCCGAAGGGGCCAACTTCGCCCGCGAGGGCCTGATCTTCAAGGTGGGGGATCGGATCAAACGAGCCTCGTTCGGATGGAACTCGGTGATGTCGTTGGCGTTCCGGTTCGCCGGTGACAAGGAGCGCGCCCAGATCCTCGATCTGGAGACGCTGTGGCAGCCCCCGGAGCGCCTGACGCTGTCGGAGCGTGCTGACGCGGCGAGCAAAGCGCGCGAGGACTACCCGTGGCGGTCGCGGATGGCCGAAATCTGGGGAGAATCCCCGGAGTCGATCTCCCGCATGGAGGCCGAGCGCGTCAACGACGCCATGCTCGCCGCCTCCCTCGCGCCGCAGGTGAACGATGGCAGCGCCACCTGAAGTGGTGTCGGCGATCGTCGGCTACCAGGACGCAGTCCGCCAGGTGCGCGCCCAGGTGGAGGCATTCGCCACCGCGCTGTGGGGTGGCCTGCCGGGCTACCGCGATGAGGACATCGACCGCATGGTCGCCGCGATCGTCCCGGTCAGCCTCGGCGCCCAACAGCGGGTCGTGGCTCTCACCGACTCCTACCTCTCCGCCATCGCCGTCGCCGCCGGCTTCCCCCAGCCGCCCGGCGGCACGCCCGCCGACGAGGTGACCGGAACAGCACTGCGCGGCGTGGAACCCGCGGAGGTGTACTACCGGGCCGGAGTGACGGTGTGGACGGCCCTGTCGCAGGGCGCCTCACTGGCGGATGCGGTGGAACAGGGCCGGAACCGGCTGTTGAGTCTGCTCACCACCGATCTACAGCTGGCCCGCACCCGCGCCGCGCACTCGAGCATGGCCCGCGACCGCAACGTCGTGGGCTACCGGCGGATCCTCACCGGCGGCGAAAACTGTGGCCTGTGCACGCTGGCGTCCACGCAGCGGTACCACAAGGGAAACCTGATGCCCATCCATCCCGGCTGCGACTGCGCTGTGGCCCCGATCCGCGGGGACGTCGACCCCGGCCAGGTGATCGATCCCGACCGGCTGGAGGCGCTGCACGAGGCCGCCGCCGAACAGCTCGGCGTCTCCGACCGGGGCGGTCGGGCGCCGGATTACCGCGACATCGTGGTGCGTGAGCACGGCGAATACGGCCCCACACTGGCCTGGCGCGGCCAGCACTTCACCACCGAGAACGACCTCTGAGACCACCCCGGCATTCCGGGGTTGTGCCCGCCATGGGCTCCATCACGACCCGACACGGGAGACAGCCATGCCTGAATCCGAAACCACGCCCGCCCAGTCTGAGGGCGCCGAGCAGGGCGAGAAGACCGCCACGGTCGACGTCACCCAGCTCACCGCCGAGATCGACAAGTGGAAGAGCCTAGCCCGCAAGCACGAGGCCCGCGCGAAGGAGAACGCCGAGGCACGCAAGGAACTCGACGCGGTGCGGGCCGAGCAGGAGAAAGCCGTCGCCGAGGCGGTCGCCGCAGCGCGTGCTGAGGTGCTGGCTGAAGTCGGCGCCCACCTGGTCGACGCCGAGGTCAAAGCCGCCGCCGCGGGGCGGGGCATCGACGTGGAGGCGCTGCTGGACGGTCTGGACCGCAAGCGGTTCCTCGGCGAGGACGGCAAGCCCGACGTCGAGGCGATCACGCAGTGGATCGAGCGGCTCTCCCCGACGCAGCCGAAGAGCGAGCCGCGATTCCCCGACCTGGGCCAGGGCCAGCGTGGCCGGTCAAGCATGCCGCTCAACGGAGACCCGCTTCTCCGTGACCTGAAGACCAAACTCAACATCCCGTAGGAGGGACCATGGCCATCACGGCCCCAACCACGACCAGCGACTTCTCGGGGTTCCTGACGCCCGACCAGTCGGCGCCGATCTTCGAGGAGGCCGCGCGCGCCTCGGTGGTGCAGCGCCTGGCCCAGCAGGTGCCGCTCGCCGGCAACGGCCGCAGCATCCCGGTAGTGACCGGTCGGATGTCCGCCGGGTGGGTCGCTGAGGGTGCGAGGAAGCCCGCCAGCAACGGCGCCCTGGACCTCAAGACCATCGAGCCGAAGAAGATCGCCGCGATCGCGGTCGTCTCCGCCGAGGTGGTGCGCGCCAACCCCGGCAACTACATGACCCTCATCCGGTCGCAGGTCGCCGAGGCCTTCGCTGCCGCCTTCGACCTGGCCGCGCTGTACAACCGCGGACCGGACGGCACCGAGGGCGGCGGCCCCTTCAGCACCTGGATCGGCCAGACCACCAAGGAGGTGGAGCTGGGGGCCACCCCGCAGGACGCGGGCGGTGTGCACGGCGATCTCGTCGAGGGCCTGTCGCTGCTGGTCAACGACGGCAAGCGGCTCACCGGTTTCGCGCTCGACCATGTCGTCG